TCAGAGGACGTTCGAGTGTATGCGAAGGCCGGAGCTGCTGCGGCCCAAGCATCATTCGATCAAGGGAAAAAGTTCGGCGAGCAACTCGAACGCGCAACCACGGCGGCGGTGGAGACGAAATTTAGGGTCGATGGAATATATGGTGAGGTGTCGCGCCTCGCACGCCGTATCGGTGAGGACGTACAACTGAGGTCGATCTTCGGCCTGTTGCGATCAGCAGAGTCGTGCGTGCAGCGAATCGAAAACAGCCTTAAACCGTATGTGGTGACTCAGCCGTGCGCCAAGTGCGAAGGCAGCGGAGAGCTGGCCGTCAAGCACGATCCGCCGCTGGTGGAGGCGCTGCGAAACGCGGTGGCGAAGAAGAAGTGAAGACGAATCGGCCGAAGCCGGTGGCCGAGTATCCGGCCACGATTGACGGGCACCGGGTGACAGTGAAGGTGTATCCGCCGCAGTGGAAAGAGGCCGAGCAGCCAATCGCGGCGCGGGACGATTCGGACGAGCCCGGGCAGCGGCACATTCGGGAGATGCGGGAGCGGTTGTGCTAGATGGCGCGCGGGGGAAAGCGTGAAGGCGCGGGGCGGAAGCGCGGCGTCAAACTGCCCGATGCGGCCGACCGCGGCGCGGCGGCGCGGCTGCTTGAGGCGCTGAACAAGAAGGCTCCGGAAAAAGGGAAAGAGGATTACGAAGTTGCGCAGTGGCGGCTGCTGACGGAGGCTGGCGGGGATGCCCCCACGGCGCCTCAACTGGGAATCAGGCTGCGGGCGCGCGAGTATCTGTATGACAAGCGCGACGGCAAAGCGGTGCAGCCGATGGATTTTTCGCAGCTCCCGATTTCCGTGGTGATTGATCTGCCGAGCGCGGTGACGCGCAGGGCCGTGCACTCGAAGGGCTGATGGCGTTCGACGAGAAGGCGTACCAGAAAAGCTACCAGGCAAAATGGTGGCGAGAGAACAAGGAGCGCCTGCGCCGCCGGCGCGCGAAGCAGCACGCGCGATGGGCCGCCGAGAACGCCAGCGAGGTTAGCCGCTCCAACTCGGAGTACCACAAGCGGCACGCCAACGAGATTCGGCAGCGGAAGACGCGGCTCCAGGAGATCATCCGGGTTCACGCGTCGAAGATCTATGGCCAGCGGGTGCGGGAATGCGGGCTTTCGATACTCGCGGCTTCGGAGCTGGAGAATCCGGGGTTCGTCTTCGAGCTGGACGGAAAGCGGACGTTCGAGCGGTTGAACGATGGTCTGCCGGAATTCGCGCGGCCGGTGATTGTGGAAGCGCAAACGCGGCGCGGATGGCGGGTGTTGCGGCGAGAGAGCTGTGATCGCGCCGCGGACTGATGCGCCTAAGCGAATTTTACACGCCGTTTCCGAGGCAGCAGCAGTTCCACGATTCGCCGGCGAAGTACAGGCTCTTCGGCGGAGCGGCGGGCCCGGGCAAGTCCATGGCGCTGCTGATGGAAGCGATCCTGCAGGCGCAGGCGTTTCCGGGCGTCAACACGCTGCTGCTGCGGCGAACGTTTCCTGAGCTCGAGGAGTCGCTGCTCAATAAGTTTCGGGCGGTTCCGCGGGAGCTGTATCGCAGCTTCAACGAATCGAAACGTGTCGTGACGTGGCACAACGGCTCGACGACGCGATTCGGGTACTGCCAGAGCGAGAAGGACGTTTATCAGTATCAGGGCGCGGAGTTCGTCTTCATCGGGATCGACGAGCTGACGCTCTTCACGCTGCGGCAATTTCAGTTTTTGGCGTCGAGGCTGCGATGCGCCGTGCCGGGAACGTTTCCGTGCTTCGCGGGAGCGACGAATCCGGGGAACATCGGGCACGCCTGGGTGAAGGCGCTGTGGGTCGAGCGGCGCGCGGCGCCGGGGATGGAACACCCGGAGGAGTACGATCCGCGCGAGTACGATTTCATCCCGGCGCGGGTGAGCGACAACCCGATCTATGCGCGGGACGAGGCTTACCTCAAGATTTTGCGGTCGCTGCCGACGCGGCTTCGGCGGGCGTTCCTCGACGGTGACTGGGACATCTTTGCCGGGCAGTATTTCGACATCTGGCAGCCGGACCGGATGGTCAAGCGGCCGGACGGCTGGAACCCGAAGCCGTGGTGGCCGCGGTGGATCTCGATCGACTGGGGATACAAGCATCCCAGCGCGGTCTACTGGCACGCGATCAACGATGAAGGCGTGACGCGGACGTATCGCGAGCTGGTGCGCAGTCAGATGGATGCGCGCTCGCTCGGGCGCGAGATTGTCCGGCTGTCGGTCGCGAACGAAGGGCCGGAACGGATCGCGAACGTTTATCTGAGCCCGGACGCTTTCGCCGAGCGAACTGCGGCGAGAACGATTGCGGAAGAGCTGGGCGACGAGCTGGCGGCGGCGAAGTTGCCGCGGCCCGAGCGGGCCGATGATGACCGCATGGGCGGCTGGCGGCTGATGTATCAGATGCTGCGCAGCGGGACGTGGGAGATCGCGGCGAACTGCTTGGCGCTGACGCGGTGCCTGCCGCTTCTGGTGTACGACGAGCAGGACGGCGAAGACTGCGCGAAGATGGACGATCCGCTGGCGGATTCCGGCGCCGTCATTACGAGCGAGACGGCGAGCGGAGACGATCCGCCGGACGCCGCGCGGTACGGGCTGAAGAGCTGGCACTCGCCGGGGAAGAAGCCGCTGGGAGAGCGGGTGCGGGAACGTATCGAGACGGTGCAGAAGAAGCGCGAGGACGCCGGCTTGGAACGAACGACCGATCCTACGGCCGTCGCGATGATGGCGGCGAAGGCGGCAAACGACGAACGGAAGAGGGATCGCAGCATCCCTCTGGTGACGAAGGGACGCTGGCAGAGGCTGCGGCGGCCGAGATTCTAGCGAGGAGGATGGACATGGATGCAGGACAGAAGCTGGCGGAGCTGGAACAGCGCGTGAAGGCGCTCGAAGAGCGGCCGGACCTGGCGACGGTCGTGAGCGCGCTGAAGGAGAGCCACAAATCCGCGCTTCACTCGCTCGCGGACACGACGACGGAGCTGAAGACGCTGCACGATTTTGTCGCGGAGGAGCTGGAGAAGTTGGGCGAGCGGATTTCGAGGTGCGAGGCGGAAGGCGCGAACCTCCACTCGTACATCCTCGACCTGACCGGAAGACTGAATGCGAAGGAGACTCCGGCGAGTGAGCCTCCGGCGGCAATCCCTGGCGCGGAAGCGGCTGGCGCGCAGAGCTAGCAGTTCATGGCGGCGAAGCTTAGCGCCGACGGCGCGGGGTACATGGAGCTGCGCGGCGCGGTGAAGGACGGTGGCTGCGCGCGCGTGGATGTGCCGGGCGGCGTGTCGAAAGAGTTGGGATGCTGCAACGAATTTGAGCCGGAGTCGGAGCAGGCGGACGAATTCCGGTGCGGGACGTGCGAGTACGTGAGGGGAAAATCAAAGTGAGGAGAGAAACTTCGATGCGAAAAATATTGTCGTGGTTCACCGCGGAGGCGCTGATCGCGGTGCTGGCGATGCTGCCGGTGCTGGGTTCGCCGGCGTTCGGGATGCCGTCGTTCGTGGCGCAAGTCGGGGGAAAGACGTACGCGAGCGCGTACGCGCAGTGGAAGCTGATTGTGGGCGGATCGCCGAATACCGGGACTGGCTCGCAGACGCTGACGATCGTCCAGGGGGCAAATGGGAGCTGCTTGCCGACACTGCCTGACGGCACGGTGATTTCGAACGCGCTACAGAACGGCTCGGGGACGCTTTATACGCCGATCATCGTGGGGCTGGGAACGCCGAATTCAGAAACGGTGACGCCGACGGCCGTCAACCTGGTCGGACCGACGTGCACGATCACGGCCAGCTTCTCGAATACGCATGGGCCGGGCGATAGCGTCGTCTCGGGCGATGCGGGAATTGACGAGGCCATCAATTCGACGCCGCAGGGCGGGATCGTAGTGGTGGACAATCTGGCGGGCGCGACCAGCGCCGAGCTCACTGCGGCCACGATGGCGAATCCTTCGGCGACGATCGAGGACGTGCGGTTCGGTGTGCCGCGCTTTTGGACGCCGCACCCGACGGGAGCGGCACTTGCCGCGCCGACAGGGATAGGCGTCACGGGGCAGGCGGCTTGCGATGCGACGCACCAAGCGTGCTCGGATGCGAACGTGGCGGGATCGGCTTCGTGGGGAAGCACGCTTTATATCGCGGACACGTGCGTGGACATCATGGGCAACGAGAGTCCCGCATCCGCCACGACGCACTGGACTTCGGTGGCGAGCAAGGCGATTGACTTGGCGACTCCGACGTGCCCTTCGGGATCGGTGGGCTGGGTGCCGTATCTTTCGCTTTCGGGCGGAACATACGCGCAGGCGTATCAGATCACGCCGACGGCCGCGATTTGCACGCTGACGGCGCTCGAGACGGTGACGCCGGCATGCGCGGTGAAGAACGCGACCTACGGCCAGGCGGCTTCGACCTTCGGGGCGAACACGCTGTTTAACGGCGGGGCGCAGATTACGACCTATCCCGTGAACACGTCGATGCACTTCCCGGCGCTGGGGTCCACGGCCATGACGGCCGCATCGCAGACGCCGATTTCGAATTCATCGGCCACTTACGCCTACGCTCCGGGGAATCCGGTCGGCCTGTGCCAGATATCGCCGGCAAACGTCAACAACTACGCGGCTGCCGGATCATCGGCGACGACGGTGCCGAACGCGGTTGCTACGTTCACGATTCCCGCGAGCTGCTTCAACTACGTGGGAGCGCACTTCCGCGTTTCGGGGAAGTTCACTTACACGGACGGCGGAAGCGGCACTTCGACGACGCTGACCGTCGGGTGGGACGCGAATGGGACGAACACGACGACGGTTCCGACGGCGCTGTGCTCGATCCTCGATACGTTCACGAGCGTGGCTGGCGCCGACAACGTCAACTACTCATGCGACGTGCAGATTGTGACGACAGGGGCGACGGGCACGGCGCTGGTGAACGGAATCTCGGTGGGCAGCATCGCGGCCGGGCAAACCACGCTGGTGCGGAGCGCGCTCGATAATGCGGTTGCCGCGTCGGGTTCGATCAACCTCACATCGTCTGCGCGAATCGTCGTGTACTTCGCAGCGACCGGCGCAACGAGCAACCCAGGGGCGCAGGGGCTTTCGGCGACGTTGGAAGCGCTCAATTAGCGATGTTCGGACTGAAGACGGCGAAGGACCTGCTGCTCGAGGAGAAGGAGCGGACGATCGCGCTCCTTACGGTCGAGCGGAACGAGGCGCGGGCGAGCCTGGCAGCGGCAACGGCCGAGCTCGCCGCCGCGCTGAAACGCGTCGAGAAGCTCGAAGCGGAAAAGGGCGAGCGGGAGAAGACGCGGCGGTCGAGCAGCCGGTTTGCCGGGGACCGGTGCAGGGAGCTGAGCGCGCGGTCGTTTTTCAATGCGGGGCTGAGGGATCCGAAGAGGAACCTGGTGGCGGAGAAGCCGCCGCCGGGAGCGTTTGTTCCGTCAACAGGCCAGGGGGCGACGAATGGAAAGGCGTGATGCGTTAAAGGCTCTCGCGTTCGTTCCTTTCATGATCGGCAAGAGACAGGTCGACGCCGCCGAAGTGAAGCCGGGGAGCTACGTGGTCTTCGCCGATCCGGCCGCCTTTGATTTCGAATCAGTGGAGAGCATGCGCGAAGAGGACGTGCCGGTGGAGTTGCGGAACGCGGTCTTCATTCCCGTACGGCGGCGGCTCGGGGAATCCGTGCAGGACGTCGTGGGAATTTACAAACTCGATGCTGACTGAGCCGACGGTGCTGTTCGTGCGTCACGGGACGACGGGGAAGGACGACATCCTGAAAGGGATGATGGACCCTCCGCTGGATGATCACGGGCGCGAGCTCGCACGGCAGGCGGGGAAGCGCATCGCGGAATTTCCCGTGGTCTCGATTCAGCATTCGCCGCTGGCACGCGCGGCGGAGACGGCGGCGATCATCGGAAAAATCGTCGGCGTGAAGCCCGTCGAGGCGGATGCCCTGGGGCCGATGGATGTGGGGCGGCTCTCCGGGATGGACAAGGACAAGGCGACGGACTGGCTGCGATACTACATCCAGCATCCGGACAAAGCGCCGCCCGGAGGGAAGCCGCTTGGTCCGTGGTTCGACGCGTTCGCGGCTCACACGCGCGGTGAGATGGCCGCGGCGAAGAAGGATCCCGACGGCGTGCGGGTGAACGTGACGCACTCGAGTGAGAGCGTGAACATTCCGACGATCCTGCGCGGCGGCGATATCGAGTACAAAGGGACAGGATCGCCGGATCCGGGAAGCATTTTGCGGCTGTTTCATCGAGGCGGCAGGTGGCAGACGCGGGAGCTCGATTAGATGGCGACGATTCGATCTAAGAAGCAGACGGTGAACCTCGGAAAGAAGGGGAGCTTCACCGTGCGGAAGGGCGCGCTGCATCGCGCGCTGGGAATTCCGGAGGGCGAGACGATCGGGCAGAAGCGGATCACCGCTGCGCTACACAGCTCGAAGCCGAGCATCCGGCGAATGGCGCGATCGGCCAAAGGCCTGACGCACATGGGCTGATGATGGAACCTCCGAAGCTGACGCGGCAGCAGAAGCGCGAAGCGGCGAGGAAGATCGCGCTGCGCGGGGTGACGGCGCGGACGCCGGGCTGTTCGCGGCGGGCGCGGAAAACGGTGGCGAAAGTGATCGCGGAGCAGTGGCGGCAGGTTGAATTGGAGCTAGCAGCGAAAGTTTAGATGGCAACGCAGGTGCCAGCGGCGTCGAGTTTGGCGGCGTCGCAGGACGACCTTGCCAATGTGAACGGCCAGCCGAATCCTCAGCAGCAAATCCCACAGAACGACGGATCGCGGGTCCCGAAGGAATCTCCCAACGCTCCCGCGCAGGCCTACGGCCCTAACAACGAGAACCTTCCTGAGCGGCTCCAGAGCGCGTTGAAAATGCTGGTGGACCAATTCCGGATCGAGGGGCTGGTGGCGCGCCGGCACGAAATTCTGCGCGTACGGCGCGCGCGGTACTACTGGATGGGGCAGCAATTTTTGTGGTTCGACTGGAACGAATTCGATTGGAGATTGCCCTACCAGGGCGGCGTGACGTTCGCCGAGGACAAAGACGATCAGGAGCAGCCGCGGTACGACTATGTGCTCAACGTCTACCAGGCGTTCGGGCTGGCCTTCATCGCGGTTGGATCGAGCCAGGTGCCGACGGTGCGATGGTTCCCGCAGAGCCTCAACCGGTCGAACGACATCACGGCGGCGAAGGCGGCATCGAACGCGGCGGCGCTGATCGAGGAAACCAATCACATCCAGCAAAAAATGATCGACGTATGGCGGTGGTTCTGGACGGACGGCAAAATCGGCGCGTACGTGCGGTACGTCGCGGACAAAGAGCGTTTCGGCGAGGAGAACGTGCCGTCGGTGAGCATGGGCTATTCGCCGCTGGGCGAGGATGGGTTCGTTTGCCCGAAGTGCGGGCAGCAGACTCCGGTATCGGCGTTCGCGCTGAGCGGAGAGATGGGCGGCCATGCGCGGATGGAAGCGGAGCCGCGATGTCCGCAACTGGTTCCGTCGCCAGCGGGCGCACAAGCGACGTGCAATACGCCGCTGGGAGCGGACAATTTTAAGGCCGCGCCGCGAATTCCGGTGCCGCTCGAGGGCGAGCCGCAATCGGTGGCGAGAGGGCAGGAGCTGATCACGTTCGTCGGGGCGCTGGAGCTGGCGACGCCGCCCTGGTGCAACGATTTCTGGGACTATCCCTTCCTGCAGTGGCAGCTCGAGGTGCACAAGGGGCAGTTGAAGGCGAAGTATCCGCACGCGGCCGACAAAATCCAGGCGAACAATCCGATGAGCGCCGAGGACGTGTACGGGCGCGCGTCGCGGCTGGCGGTGGCGCAGGGGCTGCCTGTGCTGCAGCCGGGCGACGTGATGTACAACCTGGTGACGTATTTGCGGACGTGGCTGCGGCGGTGGGCATTCGATGCGCTGGACGACAAAGAGATCGCGCAGGAGCTGAAGCAGCTTTTCCCGGACGGCTGCTACTGCGCGTTCGCAGGCGACACGTACTGCGAGTCGCGGAACGAGAAGATGGGCGATCACTGGCGCGTGATGCACACGATGCCGGGAGACGGATCGAGCCATCCGGCGCAGGGCGAGGCGGCGCTGGACGTGCAGGACGTAGTGAACACGATCTGGAACATGCTGATTGAGGCGTTCGAGTACGGGATTCCGCCGATCTACGCGGATTCGGAAGTGCTCGACTTCGAAGCGCTGACGCAGAGGACGGTCGAGCCCGGCGTGCACGTGCCGGCGAGAGCGCGGCAGGGGCAGACGCTGGCGCAGGCGTTTTTCCAGCCGACGGCCGCGCAAATACCAGGCGAGATGCCGCAGTTTCTTCAGGAGCTGGTCGGGCCGATTTTCCAGCTAGTGACGGGAGTGACGGCGGCCGTCTTTGGCGGGTCGATGGACGACGTGAAGACGGCGAAGGCGTATCAACAGGCGCGCGATATGTCGCTCGGGCGGCTGGGGCTTTGCTGGAACGTTTTTAAGCAGATGTACGCGGAAGTGATGCAGCTGGCCGTGAAATGCTTCCGCGAAAACCGGCCTGGTGACGTGGAGCGGGTGCTGCCGGGAGAGAACTCCGAATTCGAATCGCAGATTATAAAGCTCGCGGACCTGGACGGAGACACCCAGGCGCAGCCGGATCCGGACGAAACCTATCCGCAGCTACGAAGCCAAAAAGTGGGCGTGCTGCAGCAGCTGATGACGATGGCGCAAAACGCTCCGGAGCTGGCGGCGATGCTGACGAACCCGGTGAACCTGGGAATCATGAAGGCGATTCTGGGGATCGACGAGCTCGACATTCCGGGCGACGACGCGCGGACGCATCAACTGCGCGAGATCGAGGCGATGCGAAAGGCTCCAGGGCTGACGGACCCGAATACGGGGCAGGTGATGATCCCCTCGGTGCAGCCGAGCCTTTTCGAGAATCACGGGGCGCACCTGGCGGAGATTTCGCGATGGGTTGACGGCGATGACGGACAGATGGCGAAGATGTCCGAGCCGCAATGGTATTCGGCGGTGGTGAAGCACGGTCAACTGCACCAACAGATGCAGCAATCCATCCAGATGGCGATGAACGCTCCGGCGATCGCCGCAGCGGCCGCGAAGGGCGCCGCGCAGGGTAAGCCGAAAGAGGGAAAGACGGAGGAGCAGCCGCAGGTGGCGGCAGTCTAGCGACAAATCGAGTTTCGCCTTCCAAAGGGAGGCGATGAAGTGAACGAGCCACGCGATGAGCGTGGCTTTTTTATTGGGAGGGAAGCATGGCGACAGCGACAGCGGACGCGGCATTGACCGCGGGCGCTGCATCGGCTGGCGGAGCAGGTTCATCGGGAGCCGCATCGGGAGGTGCGGGCGGTGGATCGGGCGACGGCGGCGGTGCGGTGCTGACGGACGACGCGATCCTTGGAATCACCGAGGAGAGCGGAGATACGGGCAGTGGCAGTGGAACAGGCGCAGCAGCGGCACCAGCGATCGCACCAGCATCACCGGCACCACCGGCGGCAGCAGCGCCGGGGGCTTCAGGGGCGGCGGCGCCGGCGGAGCTGACG